ATCCACATTGGAACATGGAAGAAGGTCAAAGTACCACACTGCGATTCCTTCCTGATGCAAATACAAAAAACACATTTTTCTGGCAAGAACGAGCAATGATTCGTTTGCCTTTTGCTGGCATCAAAGGCGAAATGGATTCCAAACAAGTGTACGTGCAAGTACCTTGTGTGGAGATGTGGGGCGAAGCCTGTCCTATCTTGGCAGAAGTACGCACCTGGTTCAAGGACAAGAGCCTTGAAGAAATGGGTCGCAAGTACTGGAAGAAACGCAGTTACATCTTTCAAGGCTTTGTACGTGAAAATCCACTGAGCGAAGACAAGACTCCAGAAAATCCCATTCGACGTTTCATCATTGGGCCACAAATCTTTGCCACTATCAAAGGTGCGCTGATGGATCCTGAACTGGAAGAAATGCCCACAGACACCCTGCGTGGCTTGGACTTCCGTGTGTCAAAGACTGCCAAAGGTGGTTTTGCTGACTACTCAACATCAAAGTGGGCACGTAAAGAATCTGCACTCACAGAAGCAGAACAGGCTGCAATTGCCACACATGGCCTGTTTGACTTGAGCACATTCTTGCCCAAGAAGCCTGGCGATGTTGAACTCCGGGTCATCAAAGAGATGTTTGAGGCCAGTGTAGATGGACAACCATACGACACAGAACGTTGGGGTCAGTACTTCCGTCCTGCTGGTGTACAAGCACCTGGCGGTTCAGGCGCCAGCCATGTTGACGAAGACGTACCAGCAGCCAAGCCTGCACTCAAAGTGGCTGCACCTGCACCAGCAAGTGACTTTGACGAAGACGACACTCCTACAGCAGCCGCACCAGTGGCCAAGCCTGCAGCCTCAGGACAAAATGCCCAGGATATCCTGGCCATGATCCGTAGCCGTCAAGCCAAGTAATGAAAACAGCTCTGGACACAGAGCTGTTTCCAACAAAGTGTGAAGTGGTAGAAATGCCACTTCACAATCAATGGGTTTATCTAATTCAGAAAAACGGAAGCAGCAGTTTGCGGATTCAGCAGTCAAGAGACAATCTTGCTGTGTTCACCAATGACGAAATAAGTGCTCTTGACTATGTAGATGTGTATATCCGTAATCCACGAGCCAGGTATGTCAGTGGCATCAACACTTACTTGCAACATCTTCAACGCGACCACCCTGAATTAGATTATTTAACTGCATTTTGGTTTGCTCGACGTTATAAATTTTTAAACACACATTACTTGCCACAATTTCATTGGGTGGCAAATCTCAGCAAATACTTGCGTGATGATACTTTGATAAGATTTAGAAATTTTCAAACTTTTGGCAATATCGCAGACATCAATGATGATGCAAAAGTAAACAAACCCACACAAGAATTTATCAAGCAATTGTTTCAAGATGATAAATCAATTGAGCTTTGGTTGTACTTAGATCAAATTTTATTGGATCTGGCAGGTCAGGAAATGACCTGGAAACAATTAAGAACCTATTATCATCTCAACCATCCAGATATTATAAAACATGTATTGCCCCAGACTTGATCATTTTGTGAGATTCAATACCAATGGTACAGTGAGCCGATGTGGCCACATGATTGAAGCACCGCAGTTTGAAACACTACAGCAAATGGATTCCAGTGAATGGCTTACAAATACTCGTGCATCAATGGCACAAGACTCCTGGCCCAGTGAATGTATTCGTTGCAAAGAATCAGAAAATGTTGGAAACAAAAGCATCAGACAACACTCGTTGAACACTCATGCTCAATTGTTGGATGCAAGATCTGATTATCTTGTGTTGGGTGGCGTGTTGGATAATGTGTGCAACAGCGCATGTCAAACATGCAATGAAAAACTAAGCACCAAAATAGGCAGTCTGCGTTCAAAAGAATATACCAAAATCAACAACAGTGAGTTGATTGATACATTGCCAGTGGAACGAATTGTGCAAATGGACATAAATGGTGGTGAGCCCAGTGCCAGTCCCAACTACCTAAAGTTGTTGCAAAATTTGCCGCCCAACGTAAAATACTTGCGGGTCAATACCAATGGCAGTAAATTGATCACAGTATTGCCCGACCTGGTCAGCCGTGGTGTCAAAGTCACCGTCACTGTGAGCCTGGATGGCATCAGCCGCGGTTATGATTATGTGCGCTGGCCCATCAAATGGCAAGATGTTGAACAAAATATTCAAGCATATCAGGCCATGGGCTTGCATGAATTGAATACTTGGACCACAGTGAGTGCATTGAACATCAGCGATTTGAAAAATATTTTTTCTTATGTGCAACAGCACAATTTAAAAAATTCCTGGGCATTGTTAGAAACTCCTTCGGTGTTGAGTGTAAAGCACAGCAACCACCTAACAAGAACAGCTGATGTTCCTGATGAATTAAAATCCACAGTGGCATCAGGTGAAGACAACACTGTGGAATTACAGTTATGGACCGCAGCACAAGACCAACTGCGTGGCATTGTTCGTTGGGACTACTATCGATGAAAATAGCCATAACTGGACACACAGCAGGCATTGGACAAGCATTGTCTCGAGTATATCAATCACAAGGGCATGAAATTGTTGGTCTTAGCAGACGCAATGGGTACAACATTCGAAATATTCCCAAAATAACAACACACATTGAGCCTTGCGACATGTTTGTCAACAACGCACAAGCTGGCTTTGCACAGACTGAGTTGTTGTTTGAAATGTATCGTCTGTGGAAGTCACAACAGGGCAAATGTATCATAAACATCAGTACCATGATGGCAACCAACCCAGTTAGTTCATTGCCAGGCATAGATATGATTGCATATAGAAATCAAAAAATTGCCCTAGAAGAAGCACATCGTCAATTACAGCATTTACAAGATTGGCCAAAACTGGTATTGATAAGACCAGGAGCTGTGGCCACACAGCTAGGACAACTCAGTCCCATGCCATATGCCAACGTTGACAATTGGGCTCAAACCGTTGTACGTATTTTAGATGCAGCCAGACCAGAATTGGATGTGACTGAATTGTCGTTGGGCGTGAACTATGGACAGTAAAGAATATTTGACCAATCGTGCATTTTGTCCTGTGCCGTGGACCAGTATCATGTACAACTTTGATGGCTCAGTAAAAAATTGCATACGCAGTGCCGAGCCCATTGGCAATATCAACAACAACCCCATTGAAGAAATACTCAGCAATGATCTCATGATCAAAGCAGACATGAGAGCAGGACAAAAGTTTGCTAGATGCAATCCTTGTTATGATTTAGAACAAGAAAAAAACAAGTTTGATATAATCAGTGATCGTGTGTTCTATCTCAAAGAACTGCGCAATGTAGACAATACATTGTATGATACCTCCAACTTTGCATTGCACACTGTGGACATACGTTGGAGTAATCTCTGTAATTTTGCCTGCGTGTATTGCTCACCAGAATTTAGCAGTAAGTGGGCCAGTGAACGCAACTTGACCATACACACACCGTCAGATCAAAAACGTGAAGAATTCAAACAATATATTTTTGAACGTGCGGCACAACTCAAACATGTGTATCTAGCAGGCGGTGAGCCGCTGTTGATGAAGGAAAACTTGGAATTTTTAGAAATACTAAAACAGATCAACCCCAACGTCAACTTGCGAATAAACACAAATTTAAGTCGTGTGGATACTCGCATGTTTGATTTGGTTTGCGAATTCAAAAATGTCCACTGGACGGTGAGTGTAGAGAGCATGGAACAAGAATTTGAATACATACGACATGGTGGAGTTTGGAAAGACTTTGTGGATAATTTACAGATTATCAAAAAATTGAACCACAAGATATCATTCAACATGTTGCATTTTTTATTGAATTATAAAAGTATTTTTGACTGTGTGGATTATTTGTCCAATCAAGGATTTCACAACAACAGTTTTGTAATCGGTGCATTATTGGGACCATCGTACCTAAACATTAGACACTTGTCTAAAGATGTGTTAAACTCAGTGAAGAAGATTTTGTCTGACCGTATTGCTGACCAGCCAGGGTATTTGTTAGAAAACGGTTATCAGAACATGTTGAGTCATTTGGATCAACCGTTTGACAAAGATCTAGCAGGGTCTTTTGAAAAAATAGCAGACATGGATCAGCGGCGTAAATTAGACAGCAGAGTAATTTTTAAAGATTTATACAAGGAAGAAAAACATGGGAAAACCATTTGACGTAAGCAAGTTCCGCAAGGATATTACCAAAAGTATCGAAGGTCTGAGCATTGGATTCAATGATCCAACAGATTGGATTTCAACAGGCAACTTTGCCTTGAACTATCTCATCAGCGGGGATTTCAATCGAGGCATTCCATTGGGCAAGATCACAGTGTTTGCCGGCGAATCGGGTGCAGGCAAGAGTTATATCTGTAGTGGCAACATTGTGAAGAACGCACAAGAGCAAGGTATTTTTGTTATCTTGGTTGATACAGAAAACGCACTGGATGAGACATGGCTGCATGCATTGGGTGTGGACACAGGCGCAGATAAGTTGCTCAAACTGAACATGAGCATGATTGATGATGTGGCCAAGGCCATTTCAACATTCATGATTGACTACAAAGCGTTGCCAGACGGTGAACGTATGAAGGTGTTATGGGTTATTGACTCATTGGGTATGTTGTTGACACCAACTGATGTGAATCAATTTGAAGCAGGAGACATGAAAGGTGACATGGGTCGCAAGCCCAAGGCACTTACATCATTGGTTCGTAATTCAGTCAACATGTTTGGTGGTTTTAATGTGGGAATGGTTTGTACCAATCATACATACGCAAGTCAAGACATGTTTGATCCAGATGACAAGATCTCAGGTGGCCAAGGCTTTATCTATGCGTCAAGTATTGTTGTGGCCATGAAGAAAATGAAGCTGAAAGAGGACGAGGATGGCAACAAGATCTCCGAAGTCATGGGCATACGTGCTGGTTGTAAAGTGATGAAAACTCGTTATGCCAAACCATTTGAAGGCATGCAGGTTAAAATTCCCTACGAAACAGGTATGAATCCCTACAGTGGATTGACTGATCTTGCAGAGAAAAAGGGCATGCTCAAGAAAGAAGGCAATCGTCTAGTATTTGTCACTAGTGAAGGCGAAATAATTAAACAATTCCGCAAGGCCTGGGAAGCAAACGAAGATGGGTGCCTGGACAAAGTCATGACAGACTTCAAGAACATCAAGACAGAGGTAAGTACAGCCGACGCAACGGAGGAATAAAAATGTCAGCAGAAGTAGCAAGCGAAATTTGGGGCGAGTTAAAACGATATGTCAACGTGGTAGATCGTATGGATGCTGCCGAAAGCATTGTGGCCATCTTGATCGATCATGATCAAGATGTAGACGAAATTCGAGAAGCCTTCAAAGGTGATTCAGACATCAAAAAAGCATTGACTGCATACCTTGACAACGACAAGGACTATGTAGAAGAAGAAGAAGAAGAGTTTGATGACGAGGACAACTACAACAAAGAAGATGACTACTGATGTGGTATAGTCGAGTAGTTGCCGATCTTGGTAACATACCTGATTTTATTGCACACTTTGAATCAGAGTTACTTGAAGCCAAGCGGGACTGCAAAATTGGTGGCCTGGTAGAAAAGAACATCACTGCCCTGCCAGGTATCACCGAACATAGATTCAACCAGCTACAAGAGATTGAAGCTGTGCTGAATTTTCTCAACATTCAACTGCGCAAAATTCGTACTCGACATTTCAAGAAGTATCTTGAAGGCTATGCCCGTGCCTTGACAGCACGTGATGCTGAAAAGTATGTGGATGGTGAAGAAGAAGTCGTGGACTTTGAAACCATTATTAATGAAGTGGCACTGCTACGCAACCGTTGGTTGGGCATCATGAAGGGCTTGGACACCAAACAATGGCAAATGGGTCACGTGGTTCGCTTGCGCACAGCAGGCATGGAAGATATCACAGTTTAACATGACTGATCGAGAACGCTGGTACCGGGATCTGGAAGAAATGGAAATCTTCTTTGTGTTGTTCTTTGCTGAAGCTTGGATAGCTTTTTGGTGGATGGTCCATCATACATATATAACATTATGAACTCATACATAGACAATCCAAAAAAAGGTGATGATGATTCTGCCGCCTGGGCAGTAAAATGGACAAAACCAGAATACATTGCCAAGCGACGAGAAAACTTTGAAACAGTTGATGCATACTTGTCTCAACCCATTGGCAAATTGTTGGACATAGGATGTGGTTTTGCCTGGGAATCTCGTTGGTTTGCGGAAAAGTACGGCACAGAGTTATGGTTGCTGGATGGTGACCAACAACAAAATGACAGCAAGCCAGAATCAGCGTCTTATGGTAATTGGAACACAACTGCTGATGCTTTGTACTTTTATCACAGTTTTGATTTTTTGGATGCAAAACTTCAAGAACTTGGCACAAAAAATTATCATTTGATCAATGCCAACAACATCAACATACCCGAACATGTGAAATTTGACGTGATAACATCATGGCTCAGTTGTGGACATCACTACCCTGTAAAAACTTATATAGATCTCATGCGTCGACATTTGCACGAAAATACACGTATTATATTGGATGTACGCACCAAAGGTACAGTGGGCAATTATGTGGGTGTAGACGGATTTGAAATAGTAGATGTGGTATCAGCTTATAGTAAAAAACGCAGCACAGTTGAAATAAAGCTGGTCTGAGTTATCTGCGTCTATAAATACCCGCATGAAAATCGTAATTGTCACAGGCGGGTTTGACCCGCTACATTCTGGGCACATTGCCTACTTTGAGGCAGCCCGCGCACTAGGCGATAGGCTTGTGGTTGGCATCAACAGTGATGAGTGGCTCACCCGCAAAAAAGGTAGACCATTTATGCCTGCAGCAGAACGACGAGCCATCATTGAAAACTTACGCATGGTAGACCGTGTGATCGAATTCAATGATGATGATGACACTGCCATAGAAGCCATACGTGTTGCCCGTACATACTATACCATGCCCAGAGCACGGTTTATCTTTGCCAATGGTGGTGATCGCACAGCCGACAACATTCCAGAAATGGTTTTTGATGATGTGGACTTCCGCTTTGGTGTGGGCGGCGAGCACAAAATGAACTCAAGTTCGTGGATACTAACAGAATGGAAAACCCCCAAGACTGATCGTGCCTGGGGGTACTATCGTGTGTTGCACGAAGTAGGTGCCAATACCAAGCTCAAAGAACTCACTGTAATGCCCAAAACATGTTTGAGCATGCAACGTCATGACAGTCGTGCTGAGTTTTGGTTTGTGGCCGAGGGCGAAGCCACAGTGTATACCCTGGATGAGGCATCAACAGATCAAGAAGTCAAGTGCAGTCTTGTCATGCACGAACATACATTTATCCGTGTGAATGAATGGCATCAGCTGTGTAATGAAACCGATCAACCCTTGAAGTTGATTGAGATACAATATGGCGATCGCTGTGTTGAAGAAGACATAGAACGTAAAAAATGAAACCAATTCCTGTGTTTGTGGGCTACGACCCCAGAGAAGCCATTGCATATCATGTGTGTGTGAACTCAATCATCAGGCATGCCAGTCAGCCAGTGGCTATCATTCCTGTGGCATTGAATCTATTCAAAGACTACGATGAAACACATACCGACGGTAGCAATCAATTTATCTACAGTCGTTTCCTTGTGCCACACTTGATGGACTACCGGGGCTGGGCTATATTCATTGACGGCGACATGATCCTGCGTGGTGACATTGTAGAACTGTGGGACCTGCAAGACCTTACCAAAGACATTATGGTTGTCAAACATGACTATCGAACACGCATGGCTGAAAAGTATCTTGGCAGCAAGAACGAAGACTATCCAAGAAAGAACTGGTCAAGTGTGATACTGTGGAACTGCAACAGTTTTCCCAATCGCAAACTAACACCCGAGTTTGTGCAAAAATCAACCGGCGCTGAACTGCATAGATTCTCTTGGATAGAAGATGCTAGAATTGGTGAACTGCCCCCAGAGTGGAACTGGCTGGACGTTGAATATGATGCTAATCCTGAGGCAAAACTGGTGCATTACACACTAGGTACTCCTTGCTTTCATGAGTTTGCTGATGCTGGAGACTTTGCAGAAGAGTGGCACAAAGAAAGATTATTAACCGACTATTGTCAGCAAAGAATATAACATGAATGAATGGGAACAAGAGGACAGAACACCACCAGCACCACCAGCACCACCAGCACCACCCCCACCACATGAATTTGATTTGCTATTGCCGGAAATTCAAAATATAGTTTATGACATTGTAAAATATCGAGTGGACCCAGCAGGTGACTATTATGGCATGAGTTTGGCTGCGTTGACTGAAAAGATTCGCGCATTAGACACATCAGCTGTTCACGCCATTGACAGCGAATACAGATACGAAAGAAAAGGTTATATGTACGATCCTATACTAGAAAGTTTTGTGCGTGGATGTGGTGGACAGATAACCACCTGGAACAAAACAGAAACAACACCTACCCCAATAGTGTTGCGAGGAATTACCAAACGCAAAGAAATGAATGCTTGTCGTGCTCGAGGCAAAGACTTTTATTATATTGACACAGGATACTTTGGCAACGGTAAGAAAAAACTCTATCACAGAATTACAAAAAATGATGTACAAAATTTTGGACCAGTGATTGAACGTCCTGGAGATAGATTTGAACGCACAGGAATTCAACTCAGCAAAGTCCGTGCAACAGGTAGTAAAATTTTGTTGGCGCCACCCAGTCAGAAATTGCTGAATTTGTATGACATCAATCTTGAAACTTGGTTGGATCAAACTTTAGCCGATATTCATGCCCATACTGACCGTGAAGTAGTGATACGCCGCAAACAAGGGCGCAGTGCCAGAGTCAACACAGATACTATAGAAATGGCCTTGGACCAAGACATATATTGCTTGATAACTTATTCCAGCATTGCAGCCGGTGAGGCCATATTGCATGGTAAACCTGCCATCACACTTGGTCCCAACGCTGCTGCCTCGCTGTGCAGTACTATCATTCCAGAAATAGAAAAACTCAAAATACCCAGTCTTGACGAAATTAGAGTCTGGGCAAACCACATGGCTTATTGTCAATTCACTGAAACAGAACTGCGTGATGGCACAGCATGGAGAATATTGCAAGGTGGTTGATGTAGTAGTTTATGTCAGCAGTGTGGCCAACACTCGCAAACACACAAGAAAAATTGAGTGTTTAGAAAGTTTTGCCCAAGGTGTACGTGCAGTAGGACACTCTGTTGTTACAGAATGGGAACACCGATACATTCCCAGCCGCTTGGCTGTGATACTAGGCTGGGCCACCACAAACACAGGTGGTCGCAACATTACACTGCGCAAACAAGTCATTGCCGAACAACGTAGATTGGGATTTCAGACCATGTGCATAGATGCGTCATGTTGGAAGTATCTTGACAATCACGGCAGTTATTTGCGTTACAGTCTCAATGGACCATTTTATGATCATGCTGAATATGCCAACCACAACAGTGATGTCTCAAAATGGTCAGAAATCAGTCGCACACTAGGGGTACAGTTGAAACCAGCCCAAGGTAATACTGAAGGACACATTTTAATTTGTATGCAACGTGACGGTGGGTTTGCCATGAAAACTCTGGATCCCATGACTTGGTTGAATGAAAAAATACAACAGATAAGATCAATTACTGCCCGTCCTATCTGGGTTAGACCGCACCCAGGGCAGTACGACATGAAAGATTTCCAACACTGGACTGACAAAAAACAAATCAAACACCATGTTACCATACTTGAGCCCACGCACAGTCAATTAATAGACAATTTGCAAGGTGCTCATGCAGCAGTATTTTTCAACAGCAGTGCCAGCGTGGCAGCAGTGTGTGAAGGTATACCAATATTCGCAGATGATTCGAGTTGTGTGGCCTGGGCAGTGGCCAACAAAGATATTTCTAAAATTGAGTCACCAGAAACATTTTCTAGAGAACAATGGATATATGATTTAGCATCAGCACACTGGAGCGATGCAGATGCACAGGCAGGTCGTATCTATCAAAAATTCTTGCCTTATCTCAAATAAACAAGCAACAAAAGCATCCTGGCGAATCGTATATGGTAGACATGTTGAGACGAAAACAGTTGCGGTACCCCAGGCTCTTGAACACTTCTATCCAGTCTTGATCTGTTTTGCAATTGATATGTGTGACGTCACGACGTGATACTTCTAGATGAAATCGATCAGGTTGTTCAGCAACAGCACATGGTATTCTAACCAAAACTTTATCAAGTTTGAGTCCAGAAAATAATTCAGCAATTTGTTGATCAGACATGTGCTCAAGCACATCTAAAAATATGCCCAAATCAAATGTGCCTTGAGCATGTGCCAGTATGCGGCATCCATTGTTTCTTGCCTGCTCCACAGCCCAGTCTGATACGTCATAACCAAATACATTTTTGAATCCAGCTTTTTCAAATCCTTTGATCAAGAAGCCCAGACTACATCCATAATCCAAGATGGTTGAATCCTGATCGATCACACTGAACTTATGAAACACTTGTTGTATTTCTTCAGCTGTTTTTACATACCGTTCGCGTTTGGAGAGATAGTCCACATAGTTGTTGGAACGATAGTACTGTTCATCAAACACCTGGGTCATGGAAAGTTCCGATCTGGCATTTGTTGTGCCACAGTGTGTAAAATTTTGTTGTTGAATTTATAGTAGCAGTACTTGCAACTTGCAGTCCAGTCTTGTCCACAGTTGTTTTTTACTTCGTATGGATATCCTTTGGCAGCATAGTTGTCACTGAGTTGTTGCCATGTGGGAATGATGTTGTCCACATCACACAATGAATAATCCAAGTCGTAGTTTTGCTTGTTCAACACATGACTGGTACAAATGTACACTTGATATTTTCCAGTGCCATGTGGATCCGGTGCCACGTATGGGCGGATCATGCCCACATAGCATCCATCCTCAAATGGTGAATCGTCTTCGCCAATGTCCTTGATAAAAATTTTGTTCATGGTGTCGATCTCATCAATCACTTGTTTGAATTGTGTTCTGATTTGTGCGTTGTTGCCTTTGATCAAGCAGTTGCCTGCTATTCTGACAAATTTCAGCTCAGGGTGCAGTTCCAACACTCGTGCAATTCGTCGGATTGTTTCAACATCTGTGGGCCGATAGGGTTTGCCTAATCTGTTGCCTGTACCTGTATCGCCTTCATATATGATGTATGACAAGCCCATTTTCTCAGGAGGAAACCCACAGAAATCAAAATCCTCTGGTTCATAACCTTCATCTAGTTTGATCAAACTAACTCTGATCCAATTGATCTTGTGATAGTTCTCTGGTTTTAGTTTTGACAGTTTTAATGTGTTGGTGATGATGCCAATGTCGTAGCCCAGTTCATGTGCATACTCGACTATGCTGTTGATGTCGTCCCGGGTGTCCTTGTCACGATAGATCAAGGGTTCGCCACCACCGGTGATCTCCACACTCTTTGCACCCAGTGTTCGAAAGTCACGCAAAACCTGTTTGATTTTTTCAAATGGCAAGTATGATTTCAGTGGTCGTTCAGCCACACTACAAAATGGGCAACCACTGCTGCAAACTTCGCACGGTGACAGTTGTATTGTGATGGGTCGGAACTTTTTGTCATGTTGAATACTGTACAATACATCAGTGTGTTGCAACAATTTGTCACCCCAGGTGCTGAATTTTTGTGTCAGTGCGATGTGTTTATTTTTGTTCTGCATTTTCCATACCTTTTCCTGTGTGTGGATTTGGGCTCTGTCTTGAAGTTGACATCTGCCCAATAATCTCACGACTTTTCATTACTGGATGTAACCTGGCCACTGATGGTATACACACCTTTACATCCATAACATTGGTGTTGACTTGATTGTCTGTGGCCAAGAATCCGTTTTCTCTAATATAATCAATTAACTTTTTTGCCCCTCGTGGTTTGATGATGTAAGCATACACACCTGAACTGTAGCATCCAGCTTGTTTTTTAAATCGCAGTGGATCAGGGTATCCAGTCACTGCTGGAATGTCAAGAATTGAATAGACTGATACAGGTGATGTCTGATCCTTATCTACCACAACATCATATCCGCCATCTTGTTTCATCCAAGGGCTAAAACAATCTAATTTACAAATGTCATCAAATTGACTCATGATGTTGCTAGGAATTTCTCGCATGAGCCAACCATCATGTTCAAGCACAAGATACGGCACTTGATCTCGCACACACTGCATCCATAGATAAAAATGGCTTAAAAAATTACCATAATGCCCCAAGGTCATTTTGCTGAGTTTTTGTTTGCCCAGTCTGATGTTGAGTTTTTTCAAGTGTTGTTCATAGTCTCGACCCCATATGGCTTGAAATATTTCTACGTTGACTCCAACTCGGGCTGCTTGTTCTCTGCACTCAGCTGATAGCTGTTCTGACAATTCATGCCCCAGCATGGTAATGATATATGACTTCATCGGTAAATCGCTTCTACAAATTCATACTTATCGGACTGGTGAGTGCTCATTGCCATCCCATGATCCAGTCGTCACGTACTTGATCTAGTTTGATCATGCCCCATTCTTGCAACAGCGCCACTGCCGCAAACTGTCCGTATTGCTTGCTGTACGCATCATGTGGTTTTTGTTCTATTACCACCACTGGTCTACAACGACGAATAGTTTGTTCAGCGCCTTGCAAGATGCGATACTCGTAGCCTTCGCAATCAATTTTTATATAACTGACATCATCGAAATTCAGTGTATCCAACCGAACAACTTGTACATTGCCTGTGCCCATGGTGGCAGGATCTAGGTGGCTGTGACCAGAATTGTCCTCAGTGATGATCATGGTGCCTTGTGTGTCTTGATCACCAAGGGCAATTGGTTGAACTTCAAAGTTCTTGCCTTGCACATTGTGTTCCAAGCATTCTCTAAACAAGGCCACTGGTTCAAATGCTATCACACGAGAAAAACTGCCAACAAAGTCACGACTCCACAAGCCCACATTGGCACCAATGTCCAGGGCTAGGTCTCGATTTTTACACAGTTCAATACTTCGGCGACGCACAGCAACTTGATATTCGGCCGGAAGACCTTTGTCCACACTTTTCTTCAACATTCGCGGAAGGTGTGTTTCAAAGTCCGGGAATTTCCATCCATAATGCTCAATCATTTAATATCTCCTCAGTTTGTTTAATTATACGTTCGGCTGTGCCGTTTCGGAATTCGTCAATGTGAAATTGTCCATAAGCCAAGTGATTGGCCCAGGCTTGTATTTGATCCTGTTCCGGCCACCAAGGATTGTCTATACCAGCCAGATCCAAATTGGCCACGGGTCGTGCAGCATTGCATGGGGCCATCACAAACACCGGCACCCCGGCCAACACCGATTCTGTGGCTGCAATTGAGTTAAATGTGACCATGGCATGTACATGAGTTAGGGCATGTTCCACACGATTGTTTTTTCTATCAGTGCGGCTCCGATTACGTTCACGTACGATGATGGGGCGATCAGTGTATTGCTTGATCTTGGCCACAGTCTCTGCCAACCATGTGTCTAAGTCTATGTCATAAAACTTGCAAGGCTTTTCATCAGGTGCAACAATCAATATTGAACTACCTGGTCGCCGGCGTGAAATTTCAAGACCCAGGCCATTCCACCTGTCACTAGGTCGTGCAATCACCTGATCATGTTGTAAGTTGTTGGGCACAATTCTATGCCATACCTTCCAACCATGAGGATTCTTATAACCAGGGCGATTGCCCAAGTATCCTGAGTCCATGTATCTAAATGGCCTGTTGTCTGCCCAGCACTGTTTGATAATCTTGTGTTTCATTATGCCACGTAGCATGATGGGATCAGCACTGTCTTCATAGCGCCAAGACTCCAAGGGTGTGCTGACTTGACCTAGACCTTGTGCGTACATATCAATGTACTCGTCGTCACCATTTTTGCTGAGATAGATCCAGTTCATTGCCAGTATGCTTCGGTTCTTTTGACTTTCAAGTCAGTGGTTGGACTGCGTCCAGTTTTTTTACGTGAACCTTTGAGATGGTCCAAATATGCACCCCATGCAGAATTAATCAATGGATGCCCTTCGCCTGTGATCAAATGACTGCTCCAGTCAAGTTCTTTCAACACAACGTGTCGACGAACAACATCAAAAATAAAACTGTCATGCCATTCATCCTGTTGGAAAATTCCATTTTCTGCGTCATCATACATCCATTGAAATCTTTTTAGAAAATCCTGCACAGTCACTGAACGCAAATTCATTGCATACAATCCGCACTCGCTGAATTTTCCTTTTCTTCCAAGGAAGCACAGGTCTTTGTCAGCGGGAATCAACTGTTGTATGTCTTGCATGGTAATTGAACTGTGACAAATGGTGTCTGCGTCCATCCAAATCAGCACATCTGCTGTGGTATTCTTTGCACAGTGAAATATACTGTACACTTTGTGAGCAAAACGCACCGCATCCCATTTGAATGGTTTGGCAGCATCTCTTCTACGGCTTCGCACAGGGTCAGCAGATATGTCGCCATTGGCCCGGGGCACACCGCGCCACTGTTGTTTGAATGCTTGCAATTCACTGCTGCTCTGTTCCAAGTCACGAATCTGCAAATTGGTCGCAGACTGATCCACTGTGCAATTTTCGGCGTACACCACTAAGTCAACCTGCTGTGGCCAAGTCTGCAAAAAGGTATCAATCATGCGACGACCGTATGTATTGTATCCGTCGGCGTTGAACGTGGTAACTACAGTGTATTTCATAGACGTATTTACAGTGATCAAAACCATAGCCTATTTTCCTGCTCAGTGTGCATTAAACAGCAAACCAGTGATGAGTGCATTCTTGGACTGCTGCCAAGCCGCAGGTATAATCACACAAGAGAACTCAATGACTGCTGATGCGGCAGTGATTTGGTCAGTGCTGTGGCATGGTAGAATGCAAGCCAATCAAGCGGTGTACGAGCATTACCGAAGTCAAAACCGGCCAGTTATTGTGATAGATATTGGTGCGTTGTATCGTGGACACACTTGGAAACTGGCAGTGAATCATATAACCAGGGATGGCTATTACGGACATGAGCATGATTTGAACTGGGATCGTCCCAGGCAATTGCAAATAAGCCTGGCCACACAAGTCAATCCACGACCAGAAATCATCATTGCCGCACAGCACCGGAACAGTTTGCAAGTTGCCGGCATAGACAGCATGGAATTGTGGGTGTTGATGCAAGTTCAACAACTACGCAACTCAACTGATCGTCCCATACGCATACGATCACATCCGCGAAGCCCACTGCGCATGCCATACATGCCTGCTAATACCACAATGGAAGTGGCTAGACCCGTGGCACACACCTACGACAGTTTTGACATGCACTTCAATTGCCATGCTGTGGTTAACCACAATTCAGGACCGGGCATCCAAGCAGGCATTGCAGGCTGCAGACCCATTGTATCACACAGCAGCCTGGCATATCCTGTTGCTGTGGGCTATGCTGACATTGAACAACCCTATGAAGTGGATAGAGAACTGTGGTTGGCGCAGATATGCCATACTGAATACACTGTTGAAGAACTACGAGAAGGACTATGGCTAAAAAGAATCGAGCCCGCATTGACGGCATAATTGATTGTGCTTGTGTAATCCACGGCACTGGATATGATTGGCAGTACGTGGACAAACTGTACAACATGTTGACACGACACATGCCCCAAGGCATACGTTTTCATGTGTATACTGAAGAACACAGATCAGTACCGTCACACATGATCAAACACTGTTTGAGTGAATGGCCCGGTATATCAGGTCCCAAACGGTCGTGGTGGTACAAAATGCAGTTGTTCAATCCTGAACATCATGCAGGCAATTTGTTGTACTTTGATCTTGATTGTGTGATCATCAATGGCATTAGTTGGATACCCGAACTCAGCACTGATTACTTTTGGTCCATACGAGATTTTAGATATCTACAAAAAACCACTCACTCAGGAATCAACAGCAGTGTGATGTGGTGGAATGTCACCAAGTTTGCTGATGTCTGGGCGGACTTTGTGAAATTAGACATCCAGCAAACTGTACGGCGATATCAAGGTGATCAAGACTACATCGGTGCAGTGATTGATCACAATCAACGCAGAAACTTTGAACAAAGTCAACTGCAAAGCTGGCGTTGGCAAATCAGCGAAGGTGGTTATGACTTTTCCCGCCGACGACCCCGAAAACCTGGAACACCAACCATAGTAGGGGACGAGACCAGCATTTTAGTATTTCACGGAAAACCCAAACCGCATGAATGTATCACGGATCCTGTGGTAGCAATGCACTGGCAATGATGTAATACTAGAGTAGTACTTGACCGGAAATTCCCAAAATGCTATACTAGTGGCATACAAACAAACGGGAGCCAGCAATGGGATATCGTGTAGTTGACACCCTGGACATCATGCGTGACAAGTATGGGCCACGCAAAGGCCTGGAAGGCCCGTTCAACTTCAGTGGTCGTGTGTTGTATTATGACAACAAGGCAGGTCAGTACTACGACCCTACTACCGACTTCTATGTAGAGCAGGCGGAAATGGACGAAATCAACACCCGCTTCTTCGAACAGTTCAAAAAGTAACACTTTGGCAGTACTACTTTTTGATTGACCAATAATTCCCAAAATGCTATAATAATGGCATACAAAGCAAAAAGGAGCCTGGAATGATTACTAAAGACACAGCAAATTTTTTACTAAACATGGTATATGAACAGATTGCAGACGCTGAAGTATACGTGAACGGTGGCGAGGACAATGTGGGTTACTATGCAGACCTGCTGGTAGAGCTTAAACAGGCAAGACAACAACTGCTTGACTTGGTTTTGTAATACTTGAGTATTACATTTATTTTGGTTGACCAATAATTCCCAAAATGCTATAATAATGGCATACAAAGCAAAAAGGAGCCAGCAATGAAGATCGAAACAGCAATTAAACAAATACAAAATGAAGCAGATTTCCAAGGCATGGGCCTGTTGGAAACACTGCAAGACATCCAAAAACATGGTCGCATGTTGTACGGCGAAAACACAATGAAGGCGTTTGTTGTTTTTATGCAACTGGGCCAAGAGATGTTTGCACCGGTTGACCATTAATTCATTATTTGCTATAATAGAGACATAAACAGTAAACAACAACGCATTTCAAAGGAGCCAACAATGAGTGCAATTCGAGTTATCAAAGGTGTGTATCGCAACAAACCCGTTCGCAATATCGCTTTCAATCTTGTGTCAGGCTTTCAATCTGGTGCCAAAGGTAATTTCGTGACAGTAGAAAACAACGGTGCTTTTCCCAATTGCCCCGACACCATCCGTATCAAAGTCAACAACATTAGCGACATCGAGTATGTCAATGGAGATGCAGTGAGCAAAGAAAATACAGTGGCGTTTGCCAAGCCCCCAGTAGAGGCAGAAACAGAAGACGAGATTATGACACGTATTCGTGAGCGGTTTGACATCTTGCATGAGATGACAAAGGCCTGTGTCAACGGTGATATCCGTGCCATGATTGTGTCAGGTCCTCCAGGCGTTGGCAAATCGTTTGGTGTTGAGCAAGAGATCGAAAAGGCCACACTGTTTGACAAATTGGCAGGCAAGCGCCTCCGTGCTGAAGTTGTCAAAGGTTCAGCGACCCCTATCGGCTTGTATCAAGCACTGTACAAATACTCAGATGACAACTGTGTGTTGGTGTTTGATGACTGCGACAGCATCCTGCTTGACGATGTGGCATTGAACTTGTTGAAGGGTGCATTAGACTCCGGCAAGAAGCGTACCATTTCATGGTTGAGTGAGTCCAGCACCTTGCGCCGCGAAGGCATCCCTGATCGTTTCGAGTTCAAAGGTAGTGTGATCTTTATTACCAACTTGAAGTTTGATCAGATGAAAAGCCAAAAGTTGCGTGATCACTTGGATGCACTGCAATCACGCTGTCACTACCTGGACTTGACCTTGGACACCATGCGTGACAAAGTGTTGCGTATCAAACAAATTGCCAAGGACGGTGTGTTGTTTGCAGACTATGATTTTGAACCCTGTGCGCAGGACGAGATCATCGAGTTCATGGAAGCAAATCAAAATCGTTTGCGTGAGATGAGCTTGCGTATGGCCCTGAAGATTGCAGACTTACGCAAGAGCTTTGCAGGCAATTGGAAGCGTCTTGCAGAGACAACTTGCATGAAGAGTGCCTGACATGGCTTGGCTTCTTGTGCTACTGTTAATATTTTTAGGGCACATTGGCTTTGCATTCTTGTTGGCATGTCTTATTTTGTTACTTGATTGAGTTTTACCCCGGGGATTGGTTGGCTCCGCCCCGGGTTTTTACAACAGGCTCTTCGGAGCCTGTTTTTTTGACTTTTGTTTTGCAAGAGTATATACTGTGGTATGTTTCAGCGTCTTGTAATTACATTAGACAACAACTTTGAATTGCGTTTTAAAGTAAGACGCACACCATTGGCCGAACTGTGGTTAGAACGCATGCACAATCGACATGCATGGCCCATGGACAATCCAGATAGATTTTACGGATTTGGCACTGTGCAACAGGAGCAAGATCGTGCAGTCAACATGATACAACAATGCATAGCTACAATCAACAGTTATCAACACATCATTGTTGGTGAGTTTGAATACACACAAGATTGTCTCAACTATTTACACAGCATATTTGAACGCTATCATGGTTTGCTGGATCAACAAACATCCGAATACTGGCACTCGGCACCTGATACTGTTCGACAGGCTTTGGCCAATTTAAACTTAGCGGTACACAGATGCGAAACTGCCATAGCCGCACCTTGCCCAAGATTTGTTTGCACTTGGTTTGGTATGCCCAAAGTCAAACAGTTAGACGTTGAGACAATACAAACACATGGTGAATTACAAGTCAAATTTGGTACAGTGTATCTCAACTATTGCGAAATTGGAAAAACTGTGGAAGATCTCTCACACGACAATGATATATACATAGGTGATGATGCATTTCGACCGTTTGGTTATTACAGCGCAGACTTCAATGTTGCATTCTATAATCAAGACTTGAATGAAAAATTTGCCAGCATGCAACAGTACATTGAGCAACATCAAGAGTTTTTTCTTGCGCATGGTATTGAAACTGTGTATAATGTACAAGCACAACCGTTGCGATTTCCTGTGGCAGATTTAGAATACACTGGCACACAACAAGAATTAATCTCTCAAATAAGGTCACGACAACTTGTGCGTGAAGTAACTATAACATGAAACAATGCACCATACAGATACGTGATGAAGTAAACATCAAAATTGAAGGCCTAGACTTGGATGCCCGCAAAGCTCTGGTCACGGCATTCAAATATGAAAACCCTGCCGCACGTTATTTGCCAGCCGTGCGACTGGGACGCTGGGATGGCAAGGTGGCATACTTTCAACTGGGTGGCAGCACCTATGTAAACTTGTTGCCGGAGATTGTGCCCATATTGGAACGACTCAATTACGACATTGAACTGGATGATCAACGTGACTATTCAAACACATTCAACTTTGAATCAGTAACTGAAACAAGTTTTGAGCATGTGTCATGGCCTCGGACACATCCTGCCGCAGGTGAACCCATCATGTTGCGTGACTACCAAGTGGAAATCATCAACAACTTCTTGGCCAACCCACAGTGCATACAGGAAGTGGCCACAGGCGCAGGCAAGACCATAATGACAGCGGCCCTGAGCAATGCTGTTGCACCTTATGGACGCTCAATCGTTATTGTGCCCAACAAGAGTCTTGTGACACAGACCGAAGCAGACTATATCAACATGCAACAAGATGTTGGTGTGTATTTTGGTGACAGAAAAGAATACGGACGTCAACACACCATATGCACATGGCAAAGCCTCAACAACCTGCTAAAGAACACCAAAGCAGGAGTAGGCGACTGCACCATTGGTGAGTTCCTTGAAGATGTTGTGTGTGTGATTGTGGACGAAGTACACATGGCCAAGGCAGATGCACTCAAAACCTTGTTAACAGGTGTGATGGCTAGAGTGCCAATTCGTTGGGGATTGACTGGAACTGTGCCCAAAGAAAAGTTTGAGAGTCAAGCACTGCTAGTGAGCCTAGGTCCTGTGATTGGTAAACTTAGTGCCAGTGAACTGCAACAACAAGGTGTGTTGGCCAACTGTCATGTGAACATTGTACAGTTGATTGATCATGTGGAATACAAGGACTATCAAAGTGAACTCAAGTACTTGCTGGAAGAGTCTGGGCGACTGGATA